TGGCTCCCCTGCAAGCTGCTGCGGCATAATATCGCCATTGTTTTTTGAGGTTTGACATGGACAACCAACAGCTTTTCAACTTAGTAGTATCAGTTGCCGGGTTCTTGGCGATCTATGTCATCAACCAGTTGACCCGCACCATCCAAAAACTGGAAGATAAGGTCAACGAACTGCCGCACACATATCTGGCAAAAGATGACTACCGCTCGGATATTGCAGAGGTCAAGTCAATTCTCAAGCAGATATTTGACAAGCTAGACAACAAGCAAGACAAGCCATGAAAGACTTGGCCATCAGCTTTGTTGCAGCGGTGGCCGTAGTCGTTTTTGTGGTGTACTGCGTGAAAGTAGTGGTGTGGGCCTATGCTAGCTGAACTTGCAATAGCGAATGCCGCGTTTTCCGTCATCAAAGAGACGGTGCAGAACGGCGGCGACATCATGGCCGCTGGTCAGAAGTTGTTCGACTACTTTGACAACACCAGCAAAATCCAAAAGAAGGCCGAGTCAGACAATGACATGGAAGCCTTCGCTGCCATCGAGCAGATCAAGAACAATGAGGCCGAACTCAAGCGCATGATGGTCTATCACGGTCGTGCTGGCCTGTGGGATGACTGGCTCAAGTTCAAAAAAGAGGCCAAGCAAAAGCGTGATGCTGTTGAAAGAGAAGCTGCACGCAAGAAGGCTGCAAGGATCGAAAAGATTTGGCTGACTGTAATGTGGACAGCCGTTGTTGTTTTGCTTGGCTCACTGACAATTGTCGGACTGTACGTTGTTGACCAAATCAAATCACGTTAAAGGACGCTATGTTTAAAAAAGTCAAACTCACGCCAGAAGAGATTGAAGTTCGCACATGGGCTTTTGTCGTTCGTGGCATCTTTGTGATGGTGTTCTTGATCGCTATGGGTGTTTTGTTTGCCGTAGCGTTTGAGCCACAAGAGGAAGTCTTGGCCCCGATTGACGCTGTGTTCCTTGAAATCCTGAAGGCCATTGCTTTCATGGGTGTTGGCACTCTTGGTGGCATTGCTGGGCGCAGGGTCGTCGGCGCTGCCGCTGAAGCAATCGGAACCAAGGAAGAAGAAAATGACGCCTGAGCTGCAAAAGTACTATGAGGCCAGGTTCGACCTGTTTTCCCAGCAAGGCTGGCACGACCTCATGGAAGACATTGACGTGATGTTGGAGGCGATGAACAATGTCTCTACCATTGCGGATGAAAAAAGTCTACAATTTCGCAAAGGCGAAATTTCTATCCTGACTTGGCTGAAAACCCTGAAAGGGGTCAGCGAACGAGCATACGAGGATTTGAATGAGAAGAATGTTTGAATTTGCCTGCGAATGCGGGCAGCGCACGGAGGCTTTGGTGGTGTATGAGACCACTGAAGTGCCGTGTGGATGCGGCGGTACAGCCAGCCGCGTCATAAGCGCCCCGGCGTTTAACTTGGAGGGGTGGTCAGGTCATTTCCCAACTGCGCACGCGCAGTTTGGCCGACGCCACACTGAAAAGTTAGCCGCCGAGCGCAAAGCCAACTCATAAGCCATTGGCCGAGTTGAATCTCCTACAACCATTTTGGCAGGAACATCTATATGTTGATTGACAATGAATCTGAGCCGCTAGGCGAACTCGAAGCAGAAGAGGCGAAACAAGAACTTCCTGAAAAATACAGGGCTAAAAGTTTGGAAGAAGTCGTGCGGATGCACCAAGAGGCTGAAAGGCTGATTGGCAAGCAGGCCCAAGAGGTCGGCGAAGTCCGTAAACTGGCCGACGAGTTGCTCAAGCAGAACCTCAGCTCTAAGCAGCAGCATATTCAGGAGGAAGAACCTGAAGTTGACTTTTTTGAGAACCCTCAAAAAGCAGTTCAAGCAACGATCGACAAGCACCCCGATGTGCTCGCAGCCCGGCAAGCCGGTCTTGAGTTCAAACGGATGCAAATTCAGCAAAAGCTGGCGCAGGATCACCCTGACTTCTCCCAAGTCGTCAACGATTCTGAGTTCCAAAACTGGGTGAAATCTTCACCTGTACGTGTGGGGCTCTACGCAAAAGCAGATGGTGAGTTTGACTACGATTCAGCAAACGAGCTGTTGTCCACCTTCAAGCAGCTTCGCGGCATCAAGGCCCAACAGTCTGAGAAAGCGTCCGACGCTTCACGGGCTAAGAGCATGAAAGCAGCGCAAGTTGACGTAGGCGGCTCTGGCGAGAGTTCAAAGCGAGTCTATCGACGGGCCGACCTCATTCGGCTGAAAATGACTGACCCAGCGAGGTACGAAACACTGTCTGACGAGATCATGCAGGCGTACTCCGAAGGGCGAGTCCGGTAACACAACTTTTTTGGAGATTTAACATGGCAAACACCGCTTTTTCCCCTACCAATTCGGTAACCACCACTTCCGCAGCTAACTTCATCCCAGAAATCTGGTCTGATGAAATCGTTGCTGCCTTCAAGAAGAACCTCGTTTTGGCCAACCTGGTCAAGAAGATGTCTTTCAAAGGCAAGAAGGGCGACACCGTTAACATCCCTAGCCCAGCCCGTGGTTCTGCCTCGGCCAAAGCTGCTACTGACGCCGTGACTCTGATCGCAGAGAGCGACACCAACATTCAAGTGCTCATCAACAAGCACTTCGAATACAGCCGCTTGATCGAGGACATCGTCGAAGTGCAAGCCTTGACTTCCCTGCGCTCTTTCTACACAGAAGACGCTGGTTACGCCTTGGCCCGCCGCATCGACACCGACTTGGTGCAACTGGGCCGCGCTTTCAACGGCGCTACCGTGGGCACTGACGACTACGCCACTTCGGCCTCTAGCACCAAAGCCTATGTCGGCTCCGACGGCACCACAGCCTACAACAGCGCCAGCTCCAACGCTGCTGCTTTGACTGACGCCGCCATCCGCCGCACCATCCAGCGTCTGGACGACAACGACATCCCTATGGACGGTCGCTTCTTCCTGATCCCTCCTTCGAGCCGCAACACCCTGATGGGTCTGGCCCGTTACACTGAGCAAGCATTCGTCGGCAACGGCGACGCTATCCGCAACGGTGAGATCGGTCAACTCTACGGTATGGCCGTGTTCGCTACCTCCAACGCCGACACCGGCGCTGGTAACAGCGGCGCTGACCGTATCTGCTTGATGGGCCACCGCGATGCGATGGTGCTGGTTGAGCAGTTGGGCATCCGCTCGCAGACTCAGTACAAGCAGGAATACCTCGGTACCCTGTTCACTGCTGACACCCTGTACGGCGTGAAGGCTCTGCGCACTGCGGCATCGTCATCGGCTGCTAACGCCTCCGCTGCCTACGCCTTGGCTGTTCCAGCCTAATGAATAGCCCCCGGTCACAAGCCGGGGGCATCTTTTTAAGGAGATTCAAATGGCAACAGCATCAGCAGTAACATCCCGCAGGGGCAACGATCAGTTCCGAGGCATCTTCAGCGACACATGGGTGGTCACCGCCACCTTGAACGCTGGCTCCTTGGTTGACGGCGCTGGCGAGACTGACGACATCACGATCCCAGGCGTTGCTTTGGGTGACATGGTGATCGGCGCGTCTTTGGGCGTGGATTTGGTTGGTTTGACTGTTACCGGCTACGTGTCGGCAGCAGATACTGTCAAGTTCCGCATCCAAAACGAGTCGGGCTCGACCGTTGACTTGGCTTCCTCGACGCTGCGCGTCGTAGTGGCCCGCATGGTCTAAATGACGGGGGGCTTCGGCCCCCTTTCTACTGAAAGAAAATCATGGCTACATTTCGTTGTTTGGCAAGTGGTAATACGGTGACGTTCACTCAACAACACGACATTGACTCGATGCGCGGCCACGGCGGCTACGTTTTGGTTGACGAGCAGGGCGAAGCAGTCCCAGTCCAGCCAGAGAGCAAAGAGTTGCCAATGACGGCCCCAGTGCCTGTCAAACGCATGGGACGCCCCCGCAAGGCTGTTGAAACAATCTAAGGAGCACGTTATGTACGGCAAAGCACCCAAGATGACAGATTCGAAGAAGGCCAAGAAGGCCATGCCCGTCACCATTATGGTGGCCGTTGGCAAGCCTAAGCCCATGCCCAAGCGTGGGCAGCGCACCGCCACCAACAAGGCGAACAAGAAATGAAAACCAAGGCTGAGAAGAAAATCAGCAAGGTGATGCGCGAGTACAAGGCCGGTGGCCTGCACTCGGGCAAGGGCGGCCCCGTGGTCAAGTCCAAGAAGCAGGCGGTCGCCATTGCGTTGTCGCAGGCTGGAAAGGCGAAGAAGAAATGAAACCCGGTCTCTATGCCAATATTGCAGCCAAGAAAGAGCGCATCAAAGCGGGTTCTGGCGAGAAGATGCGCAAACCCGGCACCAAGGGCGCTCCAACAGCAGCTGCCTTCAAGGCTGCGGCCAAGACGGCTAAGAAAAAATGAGCAAGACCGCCACCCATTACTTGCCTGATGGTAAGGTCTACAAAGGCCCCGTCCACAAAGAGGGCGGCGTCTTGATGACGGGCGCAAAGCACACCGCCAACAGCAAAAATCTGACGCATACACCGCCTAAGAAGGTGAAAAAATGAAGACGCCCGCCTGGCAGCGCAAAGAAGGACAGTCCAAGACCGGGGGCTTGAATGCCAAAGGCCGGGCGTCTTATAATGCGTCAACCGGGGGCAATCTAAAAGCCCCCGTAAAGTCGGGCGACAACCCTCGTAGGGCCTCCTTCTTAGCACGCATGGGCAATATGCCCGGGCCTGAGATGAAAGATGGCAAGCCCACCCGGCTGCTCTTGTCTCTGAAGGCTTGGGGTGCATCATCCAAAGAAGACGCCAAGGCCAAGGCCAAAGCGATCTCAGCCAGGAACAAGAAATGAGACCAGTATCCGTCGGCGTCAACCCCACTGCGGGATCGACCAGCACCATCTACACGGTGCCGACGGGCTATTACGCCAAATTCAACCTGCTGTACGTCCACAACACGGGGGGCGGGTCCAAGACTTTGACCGTCCAGTGGTACGACGCAAGCGCAGCCACCAGCATTGACATCCTGACTGCGGTGACCTACACCAGCAAGGCGTACACCCAGTTTGACAACGCCTACGTGGTGCTGGAAGAAGGCGATCAACTGCGCGTCACACCAGAAGCTGGGAGCGCGTTTTCTATCATCGCCACATTTGAAGAAATAGGGTTGACACGCCAATGACCTACCTACAACTCATCAACGACGTGCTGATCCGGTTGCGTGAAACGCAAGTTTCGACCAACAGCGAGACGACCTACTCGGCCCTGATTGGCAAGTTTGTCAACGACGCCAAGCGCCAAGTTGAGGACGCCTACGCATGGAACGTGCTCGGCCAAACCGTGACGATCACCACGACGCCCGGCACATACATCTACTCGATGACTGGCGCAGGCCAGAAGTTCCAAGTGCAGGACGCCATCAACACAACCTCCAACGTCGGGCTGCGCAATATCAGCTTCGTGGAGATGAACCGCTTTCAGAACTTTGTGCCTGCCATCGACGGCATCCCCGAATACTACTCATTCGACGGCGTGGACGGCAACGGCGACACCAAGGTGGTACTGTATGCCCGCCCAGACGGCGTCTACAACATCCCATTCTCGCTGACCGTACCACAGGCTACCTTGGCAGCCGACAGCACGTTGGTGCTGGTGCCTGACGTGCTGGTGGTGCAAAACGCCTACGCCCGTGCTCTGGTCGAGCGCGGCGAGGATGGCGGCCTGAGCAGCTCCGAGGCGTACCAGCTTTACCGGGGCATGTTGGCTGACTACATCGCTTTGGAGGGCACACGCTTTCCCGAGCAACAAGAGTTTGTTGCCATATGAGCCAGCAAATCCAGACTGCCAGCATTTCAGCGCCGGGATTCTTCGGTCTGAACACGCAAGACTCGCCTCTGGACTTGGCGTCAGGCTTTGCGCTGGTTGCCACCAACTGCGTGATCGACCAGTTTGGTCGAGTCGGCGCACGCAAGGGCTGGTCACGGGTGAACGCCTCCTCGGGCGACCTGGGTGCGAACAACGTGGGTGTGATTCATGAGCTGGTGCAGTCTGATGGCACGCTGACAGTGTTGTTTGCGGGCAACAACAAACTGTTCAAGCTGGACGGCTCCAACGCTGTGGTCGAGCTGACCTACGGGGGTGGGGGCAGCGCACCAACGATCACGGCCAGCAACTGGTCAGTTGCATCGCTCAATGGCATCACCTACTTCTTCCAAACGGGCCACGACCCGCTGATCTACGACCCAGCCGTCAGCACAACGACCTTCCGCCGTGTGAGCGAGAAGTCGGGCTATGTCGGCACTGTGCCTTCGGGCGATATTGTCATCTCTGCGTTCGGTCGGCTGTGGGTGGCGAACACGGCTACGGTCAAGAACGTGGTGTATTTCTCTGACTTGCTGTCGGGCCATGTGTGGTCTACAGGCACGGCGGGCTCGCTGAACGTAGACCGTGTGTGGCCCAATGGCTCTGACGAGGTGCAGGGCTTGGCCGCGCACAACGGCTTCCTGATCATCTTTGGCAAGCGTCAGATTCTGGTCTACGCCAACGCCACAACTCCGGCCACTATGTCGCTGTCCGACACGGTAGGGGGGATAGGTTGCATCGCCCGTGACTCCATCCAGTCCACGGGCAAGGACGTGCTGTTCTTGTCCAACTCGGGCGTGCGCAGCTTTGCTCGCACAATCATCGAGAAGTCAGCTCCGTTGGGCGACCTGTCCAAGAACGTGCGCAACGATTTGATGGGCATTGTGGCGGGCGAGGTCTTGGCGAACATCAAGTCGGTCTATTCCGAGTCAGAGGCGTTCTATCTGCTGACGCTGCCCTCGGTCAAAGAGGTGTACTGCTTTGACACCCGCCAGCAGTTGCAAGACGGCGCGTTTCGTGTGACGGTTTGGGACTCGATTGAGCCAACAGCGCTGCTGTCAAAGCGCAACGGTGACCTGCTGATCGGCAAAAACGGCTATGTCGGCAAGTACGGCACCTACCAAGACTACACATCGTTGTACCGGATGCAGTACTACACGAACCACGCTGACCTCGGCAACCAGAACGTCACCTCGCTGCTGAAAAGGCTCAAGGTGATTGTGATCGGTGGCACCAACCAGTTCGTGACGATCAAGTGGGGCTTTGACTTTCTTGCCAACTACCAGTCGGCTAACGTTTTAATTCCAACGCAAGGCGTTTCGGAGTACGGCGTTGCGGAGTATGGCGCCAACGGCTCGCCCGTGGCCGAATACTCTGAGGGTGTGGCCCTGCAAACTTTGTCAACATCGGCAAGCGGCAGCGGTAAAATCGTGCAAACCGGCTACGAGTCCAACATCAACGGCTCGCCTCTGTCAATCCAACGGATTGAGATTCAATCTAAAGATGGGAAAATATCGTGAGCAACTACGTACAAAGTACCAACTTCGCCACCAAGGACGCTCTGGCTTCTGGTGACCCTCTGAAGATCGTCAAGGGCACGGAGATCAACACCGAGTTCAACAACATCGCTACAGCCGTGGCGACCAAAGCCGACTCGGCGTCGCCTACGTTTACAGGTACGGTGACAATCCCAACATTGGCGCTGACCAATGATCTTGCTATTGCAGACGGTGGCACCGGCGCATCTACTGCCGCAGGAGCTGCCACTAATTTAGCGGCTGAGTTCGGAAAACTTTTGTTCCCTGTCGGCGCTATCTATACAGCGGTGGTTTCCACCAACCCCGGCACGCTGCTCGGCTTTGGTACTTGGACGGCGTTTGGCGCGGGCCGCGTGATGGTCGGTTTTGACTCTGGCAACACGCTGTTTGACACCGCTGAAGAAACTGGCGGTAGTGCGAACGCTACTTTGCCGAGCCACACGCACACAGCCTCGACAGCGACTGCGGGCGATCACAATCACGTCATTGAAACTTACACGGCAACTGACCAATTTGTCACAAATACACGTGTTTCCGCAAGTGGAACAAGCGCGCCGTATGCAGGGCAATATACAACAAATACAGCAGGCGCACACGCACACTCCGTAACGGTTGATTCTGCGGGCTCCTCTGGGACCAACGCTAACTACCAGCCGTACATCACCGTGTATATGTGGAAACGGACAGCATGATCACGCACCACTTCAGCGATGGGCTGTACGCCAAAGAGGCCGCATTCGCGGCGGGCACGGCCATCCTGAAGCACACGCATGACTTCAGCCACCTGTCGATCCTAGCCAAGGGCAAGGTGGCGGTGATGAAGGGCGAGGACATTGAGGTGATCGAGGCCCCGGCCTGCATAGAGATCAAGGCTGGTCTGACGCACGGCGTCAAGGCCATCACGGACTGCGTTTGGTTTTGTATTCACGCCACTGACGAGAAAGACCCGTCTAAAGTGGATGACGTTTTGATTGGAGTTTGATATGCCATTTATCGCAGCAGGCGGTGCAATTATCGGTGGTTTGATTGGTGGCAGCTCGGCCCGTAGAGCAGCGCAAACACAGGCTGACGCTCAGATTCGCGCGGCGCAAATCGCGGCGGAAGAAGCACGCTTCCGGCCCGTGGGCATCACAACACGCTTCGGCCAGTCGCAGTTCACGACCGGCCCTGATGGGCGTGTGTCTGGGGCCAGCTACACGCTCGACCCCCAACTGCGGGCCATGCAGGACCGCTTCTTGGGCCTGGCAGGCGGTGGGCTGGATCAAGCCGCGATGGCTCAGCAGCAGTTCGCTCCGCTGCAAGGCGCAGCGCAGGGTCTGTTCGGTCTAGGCCAGCAGTACCTCGCCCAGTCGCCTCAAGAGGCTGCGCAGCAGTTCATGTCGCAGCAGCAAAACCTGCTCGCGCCTAGCCGTGAGCGCCAGTTCGCACAGCTCCAAAACCAACTGTTCCAGACAGGCCGTGGCGGCTTGTCGGTCGGCGCAACAGGCGAGCGCCCAAGCGGTGCAGCAGGTCTTGGCGCAACGACGCCTGAGCTGGAGGCGTACTACAACGCCATCGCCCAGCAAGACGCAGGCTTGGCCGCACAGGCACAAGAAGCGGGGCAGCGTCAAGTGGCGTTCGGCGCGGGTCTGTTCGGCACAGGCGGCAATTTGCTCACGCAAGGCTACGGCGGTCAGGCTGCTGCGCTCGACCCGTACAGAGCGTACCTGTCCGGCGCAACCGGCTTGGAGACTTTGGGCCAGCAGCCGCTGGAGCTGGGGTCAGCTTTGGGTGGCCGCATTGCCAACCCAAGCGGATCGAACGCTTTGCTGCAAGGCGGTATGGGCGCTGCACAAAGTCAGTTTGCGGCCAACGCCTACAACCCGTTCGCCACGGCGCTGACGGGCTTGAGCCAGAATGAGAAGTTCACCAACGCGCTGGCTAACCAGTTCAGCCCGTTTGGTGGTACGCCGCAAGGTGCATACGGGCAGCAGGACCAGTATTTGGCTGGGGCTTATGCCAACCCGCAAACTCAACAAGCGAAGCTGTTGGACGCGCAACTGTTCGGGTTCTAAGGAGTAAGACATGGCAGAAATCGTGCAATCTCTGTTCGGCGTCACGCCTCAGATGTACCAACAGCAGCAGCAAGACCGCGTTGATGCGCAGGCGCTGCGTTTTGCGCAGCTCGACCCGTTCCAGCAAGCGCAGTTCTCGATCAGCCGTGGGGCTAACATGCTCGGCGGCGCGATCGGCGGCGCTTTGGGCGGCCAAGACCCTGAGTTGCAGCGCATCACCATGCGTCAGCAGATCGCCCGTCAGCTCAACCCGAACGACCCCGCCTCAATCCAGCAGGCTATCGCCATGCTGCAACAGGCAGGTGACACTGATGGCGCGATGCTGCTGCAAGGTGAGTACCGCAAGCTGCAAGAGAGCAATGCCCTGGTGGCGCAGCGAGGCGCGGCTGCGGCTGCGTCCACAGCTGCTGCAACACGGGAACGCACACAAGCGTCGCCCAAGGAAGTGCTGTTGGCTAAAGAAGTTGCGCTGCTGTCCGGTCCAGAAGGCTCGCCCGAGTACAACGCAGCTTACGCGTCGTCGCTGCAAAGTCAAATATCTAAGCCCGACGCAAAACCTGTTGTAGTGGGCAACGCGCTTGTTGACCCTGGGTCTGGCCGCGAGATTTACAAAGGCCCTAGCCCAGAAAAGTATTCTGCGCACGCGCAAGAACTGATCGACGCAGGCTTGACGCCCGGCACCGAGCCTTTCCAAAACCGGATGCTGGAGTATGTCGGCAACAAAGCCAAGGGCGCAGCCAAAGGCACGGGCAACTTCACCATTGGCGGCATAACCATCGATACCGGTGAAGCGGCAAAAGCAGCCGGTAAAGTGGTAGGCACAAACGTAGCGAACATTGAGAACCAATACTCAATGCTCACCGCTTTTGACGACGCGATTAAATTAGTAGACCAAGGTATCTACGGCGGCGCTTACGGACCTGAGCAAGCGGCGGCGACCAAGTATTCGCTGGGTTTGCTCGGCAACAAAAAGAAGCTCGAAAACACGGAAGTGTTCTTGTCGAATATCGGCGAGATCGTCATCCCTCGTTTGGTACAGTTTGGTGGCAACGACTCGAACGAAGAACTGAAATACTTGCAAAAAGTCGTTGCAGGCGATCAGCGTCTGGAGCCAGCCGCGGTCAAACGCATCTTGGCAAGTGCCGAGAAGAAGGTGCGTAACAACATCGCGCGTTTGCAAAAGCAGGCCGAAGCGGGTAAAACAGGCGCGGAGCTGCCGACTGCTCCTGTTACCGCGCCCGCCGCACCCAAGGCGACCAAGCGCTTCAACCCACAGACAGGCAAACTCGAGCCCGTAACAGGAAACTGACATGCCAAAATATATCCAAGTAGGCGATGATGTTGTTGAGTTCCCAGATGGAATGACGGACGCGCAGATCGAGCAAGCTCTTTCTGGCACCGCACCGTCGGCCCCTGTAGTTGCGCCGTCGTCAGGTTTCCAAATGGGTCTTAAAGACCCTATTACTGGCGGCGCTCAACTGCTGCCTCGTGCCTTAGCGGGCATAACCAGCTTAGGTGGCATGGCCCCAAACCCTGTCAGCCAGTTTTTCACCAGCGAAGCTCAACGCGTGGATGAGATGGCGCGGGCAGAAGAACAAGCCTACCAAGCGCAACGTCAAGCGCAAGGTGGTTCGGGCTTCGACGCAGCACGTTTGGCAGGCAACATCTTGAACCCCGCCAGCTTTGTGCCTGCCAGTCGTGCGGCGCAGTTAGCTCGTGCAAGGGGTGTGAACACCGTAGGCCAAGCCGCTGCGGCTGGCGCTGTTGGCGGCGCGATGCAGCCTGTCGTAGGTGAAGGCGACTTTGGTACGCAAAAGACCGAGCAGACTGTTATTGGCGGCGTTACTGGCCCCATCGGCGAGAAAGTTGTTGCTGGCGCAGGGCGCGTGCTTAACCCGCTTGTTTCCAAAGCCGAAGCAACAATGCGCGAACTGGGTATCCGGCCTACCACCGGGCAGACGTTGGGCGGTCAGTTCAAGACGATTGAAGAATTTGCGCAGAATCTGCCTTTGATCGGGTCGAGCATTGAAAACGCTCGCCAGCGGGTGTTGTTTGACTTCAACAAAGGCGTCATCAACAAAGCTCTCAAAAAAGTTGACGACAAACTACCCGTTGACGTTATTGGACGCGACGCGATTGCTTACGCATCGGATCAGGTCGGAGCGCAGTACGATGACGTGCTGTCGAAGATGTCATTTGATTTGGATTTCAAAACAACCAGCGACATCCTCGGCGCGTTGAGCAAAGCCAAAGGGCTGGATGCCAATCAACGGCAAAAAGTCACAGAGACGTTAAACGACATCGTGTTCGGCAAGTTTGCCGGTCAAAAACTTGATGGCCCCGCGTACAAAGGCATTGAAAGCGATTTGCGTTCGGTGGCGAGCAACTATCTTAACGGGAGTAGCGCGTCTGAGCGTGAGATAGGCAAAGCACTGAATGACGTGCTGGGCGTTTTCAAGAAAGAACTCTACGCCCAGAACCCAAAGCAGACATCAAAGCTGCGCCGCATTGACAGCGCGTATGGTGACCTGGCTGTGATTAACGTGGCGGCGGCGAACTCCGGCGCAAGCAGCGGCGTGTTCACCCCGAAGCAGTACTCTACTGCGGTGCGTCAGCAAGACGTGACCCGCCGTAAGTCGGCTTTCGCAAAAGGCCGCGCAAAGGGCCAAGCAGTGTCCGACGCAGCGGTTGAAGTGATCGGTGACCCAACCAATGCGACAACGCTGGGGCGTGTTGCGGCTTCAGTTGGTGGTGGTTTGGGGATGTTTTCACAACCCCAAGTCGCAATCCCTGCGATGTTTGCGGTGCCCGCCGCATATAGCCCCGGCGGTCAAGCTGCGCTGGACGCGCTGCTGCGGGCGCGGCCTGAGTTGGCCCGACAAGCGGGTGGGATGCTGTCGCGTCAATCTGCGCCGTTGGGCGGCGTCGCCGTGCCGAGCGCCGTGGGCCAGTACAACCTGTCCGAACGGAGGTAACCCATGTTCCCCTTGACCGCGATACTGGGCATCGGCGAGAAGCTGATCGACAAGCTGGTGCCCGACCCAGAGGCCAAGGCCAAGGCGCAGCTCGACCTCGCCAAGATGGCGCAGGACGGTGAGTTGGCGAAGATGGCTAACGAGACCGACCTGTACAAGACCGAGCAGAACAACGTCACGGATAGGTGGAAAGCTGATATGGGCAGCGACTCGTGGCTGTCCAAGAACATCCGGCCTATGGCGCTAATTGCCATTTTCGTGGCCTACTTTATGTTTACCGCCATGTCTGCGTTTGGCTACAACGCGCAGGAGTCCTACGTCCAGCTGTTGGGCCAATGGGGTCAGATCATCTTCTTGGCTTATTTCGGTGGTCGGACAGTTGAAAAGCTGGCGGACATGAAAGGTAAGAAGTGAAAGTTTGCACTGTCTGCAAGTGTGAGAAACCTTTCGCTATGTTTAGCCCGGATAAAAGGCTAAAAGATGGTTGCCAAAGCCGTTGCAAAGTATGCTACGCGCAAATAATGATGGAGCGCCGTAAAGCAAACCCCCAAGCGCACAGGGCCGACGTAAAGCGCAGCACCCAAAAGCACTACGCCAAAAAGCTATTGCGTAACAACACCTACCGCGCAAGCAACCCAGATAAGGTTTCCAAGTGGAAAGCTAAAGACAGGAAAGATAACAAAGCGCGAGTGTTGGCCGACAACGCAAAGCGCCGGGCGTCAATGCAAGGTGAAACACCAAAAGACGTAGTGCAGGTTTACGCCTTGCGAGATTTTTACGTTGCGATGTCTTTGGGCGAGCTGTTTCATGTTGATCACATAATCCCTATCTCAAAAGGTGGTAAGCACATTGCTGAAAATTTGCGTGTAATCCCCGCAATCGACAATTTGCGTAAAGGCGCAAACCTCTGACATGAAAGGTAAGAAATGAAAGACAACTTCGACGCAGCGCTCAAGGCCATCCTCCACCACGAAGGCGGCTACGTTAACCACCCTGCGGACCCCGGCGGCATGACCAACCTGGGCGTCACCAAGCGCGTCTGGGAGGAGTGGGTCGGCCACGAAGTTGACGAAAAGACGATGCGCGGGCTCACGCCCGAGATCGTTGGGCCCATGTACAAAACCAAGTACTGGGACAAGATCAAGGGCGACGACCTGCCCACCGGCGTAGACTACTGCGTGTTCGACGCTGCTGTGAACTCTGGCCCCGGTCGTGCGGCCAAGTGGCTGCAAGCCTGCGTCGGCGTCGAGCCGGACGGCGGCATCGGCCCCAAGACGCTGGCCGCAGTCGCTGCGTTTGACCCCAAGGAGCTGGTCGAGGACTACAACAAGCGTCGCCTGTCCTTCCTCATGGACCTCAAGACGTGGGACACGTTCGGCAAGGGCTGGGGTCGCCGTGTGGCTGAGGTGCAGACCAGCGCCAGCTCTATGCTCGCATAACCAACCAGATCAGCATCGGCCACACCGTCAGGCCGAGCACTGCCATCAGCACCCAGTACGCCAGCCTCTTGAGCTGCTCACGCCAGACAGACTCTGGCAGCGGCTCTGCGGCTGGCGTCTTTCTGCCAATGCGGGCCGTCATTGCTCGGCCCTCAAAAAGAGCGTCAGTCGGTTGATCTTGCCTTGGTGATACTCAACCATCTTGGCGGCGTATTCTTGCGCATCTTGCATCTCTAGCAGGCTGCGCTTAGCGGCCTCCAGTTCGCGCAAAGCGCTTGAGGCGATGCTTGGTGCTTGGAACATGGACTTGATTAGATTGAACATACGATGGGTCTTGCTTTCTTGTGTAGTTTGTCTTTGATAACTTCGTGAAGTGCTTTTTCCATTTGAGCGACTGTGCAGCGCTCGAGTTGTGCGTCATGGATTTCCATGACCGTGTTGGCTGCGGTCAGCTCTGGCCCGGTGAACACAAAGCGGTCGCCCTTGGCAACGCCTCGTCTTCCCATCGCCAGCAGCGCGTCCTGCCCCGCCCTGATCTCCTCGGCCCAGTCCCGGCCCAGTGAGGCGTCAACCCGGCACAGCGCCTCGGTGACATTGAACGCCTCGATGAGGATGTCCATGTCCGAGCGGGTGGCTGTCCCCTCGACGACAGATCGCAGGGCCAGGTGGTTCTTGATCCGCACGTTGCCCATGACTTCTTTGGCCGTGAGCACGGGCTTCATGCCTGCGAGCACCCACGTCAACGGGTCAGGCAGCTGCGCCTTTGGTCGGTATTTGCTGCGCTTACGCATCCATATCCCTTTTAACTTGAACTAACCAAAGGCACGCATCTGCGTAATCGCACGCGGCATCTTGATACGCGTGGTGCCTTTTAACAAGTTGGTCGTAGCGGTCGTAATGACCGTATTTGAAGGGGTCAAGCTCGCATTTTCGATGTAAAGAACTCTCTTTAGACCAAGCCGCCAAGGCTTTCGCAAAAGTCTTTTCGTACCTAGCAACCGCTTTGGTGGCTCTGTTAAATTCTTTTTCAAGTATTTTGTCCATTTACTTCTCCGTTGGTTTTGGGCAGTTGGCTGGCGGCACCACGACGCACCACACCGCCGCCCACTGACCACGGTACGGGCCGGTCCAGCGGTCGATGTAGGCGTCAGGCATGGCTGCCAGCGCGTTGTCTAACGTGTCTTTGCGTGCGCCTGTGGCGTCGCTCAGTTGGCATATGGTCATGCCGTCAGTCGTCTGGCGCAGTAGCTCGCGTATTCTTGTGGCGTGTGTTTTCATGTCTTCCAATTCTTGTATGCGTGCGTATGCCTCTTGGCAGAACTTAGCCAGGTTGTGTTTCTCCCAAGCCTCAAAGCGGCTCATAGGTGCTTGGCCCCGGCAAACATGGTGATGCGCTCACGGGCGACGCGCAGCGTGTTGTAGCGCTGGTGCAGCCGCTCCATGATCTTGATGCGGCGCTGGCCGAGCAGCTCCTCGTCGAGCAGGGCCTTGACCTGCTCCTCCGTCATCGTCGCCAGCGCGTCGTTAAGGCTTCGCCATGTGTAGTTCAATTTTCTTCTCCAGTGATTCAATGAGTGTCTTGGTGCGGTTGTAGCTGCGAACAGCAGAGTTCATTTGCCGCTCTTTGTGCTTGATCTCGCTTTTGGCGATCTTCAGCCGTGCTTTGTATTGGTCGATCCGTTTCACTGCCATAGTGGTTTTTCTCCTGCAAATGTTGTCTTGGGTATAAACGCGTCGCGCTTCCTTTTTAAGTAGCTTCTGCGGCTGCGTTCTTGTTGTGGCTGCGACCGTCTAGGCTGCGCGTCCACGCCGTCGCCCAGCGCGTAAATCTTGACCCGGTTGCGCCCGTCGGTTTCGTTGCTGTAGTCGATGACGTAGATCATCTTCTGCGCCTTCAGCTCAGTCAGCATCCTGCCTACGGCCTTCGGGGTAGCGCCAGTTTTCTCGGCCAGCCCAATGCGGGTTTGCGGGCCTTCCAAGATAGCCTTGAAGACCTGCACCATGTGTTGAATATTCATACGCAACTCCTGATGGTCAGCAGGGCCAGCATGGTGGCAATAAAAATCCATGCTATTTTCATTCGTCCTCCAACGGCTTACGTTTGTCCTGCCGCCAGATGGCATATCCACACAGCAGTCCGTGAAACCATGTGATGCCAATCATCAACCATGTGTCGGGGTCTAGCTCTCTCATTTCAGTGCCTCCAAGGCGATAGTGGACAGGTCTTGTTTGTCATGGAGCGCGGTCCAAATCTTCGCATCCACGGTCTTGTCGGTCAGCATGACGTAGCACCACACAGGACGCTGCTGGCCTGAGCGGTGCAGACGACCAACGGTCTGTTCGTACAGCTCCAGACTCCACGGCAACGACAGAAACACCACATGACAGCCTCCGTGCTGGAGGTTGAGGCCGTGGCCTGCTGACTTAGGGTGGACGGCCAACAGCTCGACCTCTCCTCGGTTCCAGCGCTCGATGGCGTCGTCATCATCAAGCGTGACAAGCCGGGGCAGCCGTCGCTTAAGCTCGGCCAGTTCTTCTTTGTACTGGTAGACGATAAGGGTGTTGGCATGTTGATTCTCCTCAAGTAATTCTTCAAGCCTGTCGAACTTGTGCGGCGAGTGCCAGATCGGGCCGTTGTCGGTGTACAGGAAGCCTGACGACATCTGCTGCAACTTCTGCGTGACCACGGCAGCGTTGACCGCCACCACGTCGTCCAGCACGAAGTCTTTTTTCAACTTGTTGTAGCCCGTCATGTCCATCTGGCAGCGCAGCTCCACCGTGTGCAGCGGCGGCAGCTTGTCCTTGTACTCGCCCGGCTCCAGCACGAACGTGGCGGGCTTGATGCGGGCCATGACCAGCTCCAGCGCCCCACGGCGAGGGGTCCAGTCGCCGAACTCTCGGTTGGTGCAGACAAAGTACTGCTGCATGAACGCGCCCTTGGCCCGGCCCAGCAGCGTCTGGTCCACGATCTTGCACTGGCCGAACACGTCCTCAAGACCGTTGCTGGTGAACGAGCCGGTCAGGCCCCAGCGCACGGGGCAGTCGAGCACCTTGTTCAGCGCTTTGAAGCGTGCGCCAGACGGGTTCTTCAGCTTGGTCAGCTCGTCGAACACCACGCCGTCAAACTCGAACTTCTGGTCGGCCAGCCACTGGATGTTGTCGTAGTTGGTCACGACCACTTGAGCCTTGGACTGGAGCGCAGCCAGGCGCTGCTTGGGCGTGCCCACGGCGACGGCGACCGACAGCAGCGGCGCCCACTTAGGCTGCTCAACAGGCCAGACGTCGGTGCACACGCGCTTGGGCGCGAGCACCAGCCAGCGCTTGACGTGCTGGTCGCGCCACATCTCCCACATGGCCGTGAGCGTGATGGCTGTCTTGCCCGCACCCACAGGCGCGAGCACCATCGCCCGGTCGTGCTCGAACAGGAAGTCAGCCGCCTGCTCTTGGTAGTCACGTAGCTTTGGCATTGAGTTCAATCAGCAGCTCGATGTAGTGCTTGGCCTTCTCAAGGTCAGCAATGCCGTTCTTGTCACGCCAGCGGGTGATGTACTTCACGACATTTCCCTCGCAAAAGCCGAGGTTGTTGGCGTGGATGTAGATGATGGGCTGGATGCCCTTGTCCTTGTAGTGGCTGCCGCCGACCTGTTTGGACAGGGCGTCAAAGGCTTCGTCTTCTTCAAGCGTGATTGGTAATGAACTCATCGATTTGCTCCTTGTTCCATAGACACGTGTATTTCTGATTCATCTTCGCCATGTCAGCAGCGAAGACCTTTTGCAACTCCGAGAGCCTGCCGCCCTCAGTCTTGACCTCGACGAACCATGTACTGCCGTTAGGCAAGCACACGATCCGGTCTGCCACGCCCCGATGCGCAGGGCTGGTGAACTTGTACGCCCGACCACCCACGTCTTTGACGCGCTTGATCAGGTAGGCTTCAACTTGTTTTTCTAGCATGGCACGAATAATACATGAAAAAAGTTGTTGTGCGAAAGTTTTTTTCATGTAAGATACAGGCTCCATCAACTAAATTGGAGTTCACATGAAGATAGAGTTCACCCGCGCCGAAGTAGAGGACATCATCTTGCAGTACGCCTACAACCTGACCACGCGAGAGTTTGTCAAATTGGAGGCTGGCGGTTACCGCACAATGCCCGACACCTTCACGGTCAGCACGAAAGAAGAAGATGCAGCACAGTAATATCGTCGGCGGCAGCACCGCCAAGCGCGTCATCGCCTGCCCTGGCAGCGTGGCGCTGGTGCAGAAGATGCCGCCTAAGCCATCGAGCGAGCACGCCGATCGCGGCACCTTGCTGCACGACGTGATCAGCGAGTTCCTCGACCAGACGGACAAGCCGATCACCGACTGGCTGGGCAAGACCTACGAGGGTCAAGTGCTCACGCAAGAGCTGCTCGACGAGAAGCTCGTCGTGGCCTTGGAGCTGCTCGACGAAGTGGACCCCAAGAAAGAGATGGTCTACGAGGTCGAGACCCGTGTCGGCTTTGGTGACCTGCTGCCCGGCGTGTTCGGCTCGACCGACCTGATCGGTCGCATCGGCGACAGAGCCGTTGTGCTGGACTGGAAGTTCGGTGACGGCGTGGTGGTGACCGCTGAGGAGAATGAGCAGCTGATGTTCTACGCAGCGGCTGCCATGCGCACGCCAGAGACAGCGTGGGCCTTTGAGGGTGCGCAGGACATTGAGATGGTCATCATCCAGCCGCCCATGATCCGTCGCTGGGTCACGACCAAAGACCGCATCGCGCAGTTCGAGCGTGAGCTGGTCAAGGCCGTCAAAGCAGCGCAGCAGCCTGACGCAAAAATACAACATGGCGACCACTGCCGCTGGTGCGCGGCCAAGCCGATCTGCCCTAAGATGACCGGCGCTGTGGACCGTGCGTTAATGACAACACTCAAGGAAATTGACGTTGACACGTTGGGCCGTTACCTGAAGAATGCAGACCTTCTCGAAGACTGGATCAAAGACCTGCGTGGTCTGGCGATGCAGCTGCTTGAGAAGAACCTGCCCGTGCCCGGCTACAAGCTGGTGCAAAAGCAAGCAAGACGTAAATGGTCCGATGAGAGCAAAGCCAAAGCGCTGTTGCTCGAAATGGGCCTCAAAGAATCTGTCGTAGTCGAGACTTCGATCATGTCTCCTGCGCAGGCCGAGAAGGCGCTTAAAAAGCGCTTTAGCGAACTGCCAGAAGGCTTGGTCAAGTCCGAGTCGTCAGGTACCACGATGGCACCGGAGAGCGATCCCCGGCCAGCCGTCCTTCAACTGGGCGACCTTCGGGAAACCCTTTCTAAACTCCAGTGAAAGTAAAGTATGCAACTCGCAACATTCTCTAAAGCAAACCTCCCCGCAGTCTCTACACTGTCTAACTCCCTGCGCAGCATCGCTGCCGATGTCGGTCCTGCTGGTGGCGTTGCCATCATTAAGATGGACAAGGGTGGTCACTGGGTCTTTGGTGCAGACCAGACCGAGATCGACGCTGACAGCACATGGGCCATCAACCCCTTCTCTTTTGTCCACGGCTTCATCGCCTGGGGCGACGGCGAGGTGTTGGGCGAGAAGATGACCAGCGTGGCTAACCCACTGCCTGAGCTTGACGAAGCGCCTCCCGGTGCTAAGAAGGGCTGGGAGTCGCAGGTGGGCATGAGCCTGCAATGCGTCTCTGGCGACGACAAGGGCCTTGAGTGCCGCTACACCGTGACGTCCGTCGGCGGTAAGCGTGCAGTGCAGACCTTGGCCGTGGCCTTGGCTGACCAAGTGGAGAAAGACCAGTCCAAACCAGTCGCCATCGTGCGCCTGAAGAAAGACAGCTACGCCCACAAGTCCTACGGCAAAATCTACACCCCGGTCTTTGAGATCATCGAGTGGGTGAGCATGGATGGTGAGCCTGCCGAAGCTGCACCAGCAGACGAAGCACCGCGCCGCCGTACCCGCGCAGCGTAACCTTTTCTGATGCCCAGTGACAGTGGGCATTGGAAAAGGAACCGACTATGATTCTCTGGCTAGATTTCGAGACCCGCAGCCGCTGCGATCTCAAGAGCAAAGGCGTTTACAACTACGCCCAGGATAGTACGACTGACGTCTTGATGATGTCCTACGCCTTCGACGATGGCGAGGTCGTCACATGGTTGCCGCATGAGCCGTTCCCCGAGGCCGTGCGCAACCACAAGGGCTTGATCTACGCGCACAACGCCACCTTCGAGCGGCTGATCTTCTGGTACGTCCTCCAGATCAACTTCAAGTTGGAGCAGTTCTACTGCACCGCCACGCAGGCCCGCGCCAACTGTGCCCCCGGCTCGCTCGAAGACGTGGGCCGCTTCGCTGGCGCTGACATGCGCAAGGACCACCGTGGCAGCCAACTGATCCGTCTGCTGTCCGTGCCGCAGGCCAACGGCCAGTTCCGCGAGGACGCTGCGCTGATGGCCGAGATGGTCCGTTATTGCGAGCAGGACGTCCGTGCGATGCGGGCGATCAGCCAAGCCCTGCGCCCGTTAAGTGATGCCGAAT